ATGGTATTGCGTATTTTCTCTTTGATAAAATACAATTCTATCAAGACAATATACTACTACAAGAATATTCTGGAGATGCGCTCTTTGCTCAGAGACATATGAGAGGTTCTTATAATTCAGCGTTTTTGGAAGATGCCCTTACAGGTGTTCACGATGGGTCTGTGTTGTCAATTCAACATGCCGCAACAGGGGGACAGTATCGTTTGCGAATCCCTTTACCATTCTGTCAGCACACTGATGAAGGCGGTTTACCCTTGTGCGCAACTGAGAAGCAGCAATATCGTCTTCGTCTTACTTTGCGTCGTTTAGAGGATCTTGTTGAGTGTTCCAATCCTGCTCAACAAGGGAAGCCAAATCCTTGGGATAGGCAAATGATTATGGGAGATATTAATAATATTTTCACAAATTTCCAGACTATTCCGCGCTATATGATGGCTGACCCGACAATCTTCCTTGAAAATAAGCAACTCTACATTGACCCTGTACACCAGAAAGCGTTGTTGAAAACTCCTATTGCGACATTTAGCAGACTCTATGAAAATAAGTTCACGTTTGGCCCCTCTGATTATTCGCCACTCGCTACAGGTGCGACTGCAATAGCAAAACGGCTCATTGAAGGTCGCCACCCCTCGGAACAAATGTACTGGTTTATACGGAGTCGTGAGGACTTGGATGCGAATCGGCTGTGGAAGTTTTCGCCAAATGCGACCGATTCTACAGCCCCTTATTACAACAACATAAAACTCACTGTTGCGGGGAAGAACCGAGAGGAGTTCTGGAGTTCCCTCATTTGGCAAGACATTGAATCCCACGCAAAACAGGAACGCTATTCTGGACGGAGCATCGGTTCAATGAACTGGTCTTATGGCGAACAACACGCGTATAGAGCCCCCCGCGAGTTTTCTCCAAGTGGTACACTGAATTTCACGAGTGCGGACAGACCAACAATATATGTAGACTTGGCACAAGTGAATATCAGTAATACACAAATGAATCTTATTGTTGATGGATATGGAACATATTCTGTGGGCGAAGGACGAGGGTCATTATTATATGCGAATTAGACCAAACGGCGCATAAGTATAAACAAATAAAAACTATTTCTTTCAGAGGCCCAAATGGATTTCCTAAGACCACGAGGAGATATTACAACTGTACTTGACCAGGTCAGTCGTGATGAACAAGATAATACACTTTTCCCACTTGATGTGGAAAATACACTATTCACAGCAGATCCAAACAGAAGAATACACCCATTTTCCACATCTGTTCAAGAATTTCCTGTAAGGGGGTCTCCAGATTTTGGAAATACATTTACATTTGATCTCGGGTCCGTGAATGCGGGTGATCTTCTTCTTTCAGTGTTTGTTCAGGTTCAACTCCAACATTGGCTCCCAGAAAATATTTTGTCGTCTCTTCGTAAAGGTAAACTCGCATATCAAGATCAGACTACAGCATATGTCTGGGCAAACTCCATGGGGACTGCACTAATTGAACGAGCAGAACTTGAAGTTGGTGATCAAGTATTGGAAGTGATTGACGGCGACTTTGCCAATATTGTCTCCCAACTTTTTCCTGATATGAATAGTCAATTTGGAGTCGCAACCGATGCTCTCGGTCGTTGGCCGCGCACAACTGGCGTCGCCTGGTTTGACTATCCCGCTGGACCACGCGGCTACGTTACATGTATTCTCCCCTTCTTCTTTCAACGCACAAGACTGAAGGAGGCTTTCCCCCTTGTAAGTATTCGCGAAGGGAATATGCGAATAAATATCACGTTCAGACCTTTCAAGGAACTTGTCGCTCGTTTTGGTCAAACAGTTCGTTCAGACTGCGATGATACACCTGTAGGGAAAGTCTTCACGTTTGTGGACCCGCAAGGGGCTATACATACATATCAAGTACCTCCAGTGCCTCCTCAGCCACACGATATACGCCTTGTGACTTATGCGGCAGTCTTAGATGGTTCACTGCGTCAAGCATATTTGCGGCAACCACACGATCTTCTTTACAGGCAAACCCAGACATTTAACTTCACAGAACCCCTTAAATACAAAACGGGGAAACCTACAGGGGAAACTGTGCTGATTCAACTACCCCTTGAAGCCAATGGGCCTATTGAAGAGATTCTCTGGTTTATCAGACGCAAGGGCGCAGCATTTCAAAATGAGTGGACGAATTATACTGCTACTCTCGGATTAGAACAAGACGATATATTCAATCCCTATAAGGGACTTCTTGTAAATGGGCGGATTCAGGCGAATGGTATGGATCTTGTGTACGCATCTGCTGATTATTTCAGAGCACATATAGCGGAAAAACATAGAGGTGGTATTGTCGCCTACAACGCTTACATATACGGCTACAGTTTCGCACGTCATCCTAGTGACCATCAACCGAGTGGGTCAATCAATGCGAGTCGCTTGAACTCGCTCCGTCTCACTTTAGAAATTACTCAGCCGCCCAATAATGATGAGTGGGAAGTAACTGTGTACTGTATGGGACTCAATTGGATGCGCTTCCAGAACGGAATGGTGAACAAGATTTTCTCTGATTAGGAAAAAATTGGAGCAATATTAATACTTTATTAATATTAATATTAAAAATGTCAACTTACATAGAATATAGGTCAATATCACGTATCCCAAAAAATCATTGGGAAAATCTAGAAAATCATAAAAAATTCGCTGAAGGTTTGGCAAAATATAAAGATTATAAAACTCTAGAAGATTGGTATAATCTAACACAAAAAGATATAATTAAATTTGGTGGTTCTGGATTGTTAAAATCCCGTTATAACGGTTCTCCTATAGGATTTATAACAACTATGTATCCTTCATTAAAAATATATCTGTTTAATATAAAACCGCAAAAATATTGGGATGATATTAATAATTGTAGAAGTTATATTGAATACCTTACTAATAAATTAGAATTTAATAATAAAGAAGATTATTATAAATTAAAAACAAAACAATTTAAGGAAAATAAAGGCGTTGGCCTTTTAGATAAATATAATAATTGTATATATAATATTTTAAAAAATGCTATTCCAGAAATTACTTGGTATCCTTGGTTGTTTAATCCAACAACATCATCCACTTGGAACAACTTTGATAATCATAAACTATATATTAAATGGCTTGAATCAATAATTGGAATTACTAATCGAGAAGATTGGTATAAGGAAAATGGTGATACTATTAAAAATAATTATGGTATTGGATTATTATGTAATCAATATAATTCATCATTATATTTACTATTAACGACTGTATATCCAGATTATGATTGGAAGTTTTACAAATTTACTATGGCGCCTCATATGGCATGGGACAGTGAAGAAAATAGGAAAAAGTATTTAAATGATTTATTTACACATAAACAATTTAAAAAACTTGAAGATTGGTATAATATTTCTTATAATGATTTTAGAGATTTTCATGGGAGTGGTCTTATCGATAGATATAACGGTTATATTGATTGCTTAGTAAAAAATATTGATTATAATTTTGATATTCTTAAATTTCATTCAAGAGGTTATTCTAAAATTGCTTGTGAATTTCTTAATATATTATCAAAAGAAATTGAGGTAAATATTCGTCATAAATTAAATGGTGGTGAATATAATATACCTGAAATGAATCATAATAATGCAGATGGTTATATTGAATCATATAAAGAATTCTTAAAAATTATTATTGAATTTCATGGTTGTATATTTCACGGCTGTCCAAACTGTTATAAAGATATAACACAAAAGAATCACTTTAATCAACAGTTGAGTAAGTTGCTTACTAAAACAAAGAAACGAACACAAACTTTACGAGAACACGGATATATTGTTCTTGAAATGTGGGAATGCCAATACCATACTTTTAAAAAAGATAATACAAATTGGAAAGGATGGTTTGAAGAACAATTAACTAATATTTAATAAATTAATTGTTAAAAATTGAAACAATTTATCCTCGCATAACAACATCAATAACATAAACAATGGCAACCAACAACCGCATTGGACCTCACATTGGGCTGGGCCCATCAATTCCGGATACACTCAAAGCCCTTCCTATCGGCTGTGACTGTTTCCAAACATTCCTTGGTGCTCCACTCAATTATAATCTGAAACCCTTTAATCAGAAGGAATTGGAAAATACCAAAAAGTTTCTTCATAATAATGATATGACAATGTATGTTCACGCACCTTATGTAATTAATCTTGCGAACCCTGAGAAGTACGCCCCAGGTCGCGCGTGTCTTCAGAAGTATTTGGATACTCTTGCGCAGGTCTCACCAACCCACACAGGGACTATTCTCCATATTGGCGCAAATGGCTCTCTTGAACATGTAGCGGACCAACTGAACTCTATGAACATTTCAAGCCCACTATATTTGGAGAACTGCGCAGGGGAGGGGTCGAAACTGGGTAAGAGTATGGCGGAACTCCAAAAACTGATGGACCTCACTGACTCGCACCGTGTGGGAATTTGTATTGATACTTGCCACGCCCACTCAGCAGGTCTAACGGATATGCGCGACACGCGACAAGTT